GTCGAGGCGGGCTTGTTCGTTTGCACGAACATCGTTGGGGGTGAGTCCGAATTCACGAACTTCGCGAACTGTGTAACGGTTCGCCTGGTTCCTGTTCGGGCCATACCCAGTGTAGCCGTACCCAAGCTTGAGGTAGACGGCTTGGGGACGTCCTGAGCGTTCCAAGTGCTTCTCGTCGGCGTATGGCAATTCGCCGACTTTCAGGAAGTACTTGAGCAGGGCGCCCTCACCGCTTAGGCTTGATGCCGGCGGCGTTGACTTCACACGGTACCCCTTAACCTCGGGGCTGTGTGTCGTGGGGTTGATGCGATCCCATGCGGGATAAGCATTATCACCCCAACGTCCTAGCACTGGAGAATCCTGACCGACCTCAGGGAAGTATGGAAGGAATTCCATAATGAGGTCGTCAAGATAGCTTGCAGTCTCACGGAGACCCTTCTCGAAGAGAAGGTTCCGGAAAGAAACCAAGCTAATGATTGACTCATTTCTCTCAGAAACACCCATCTGTGACGAAGGAAACTTTGAACGGCATCGGACAAGTGAAACGTCCACGCCGTCGTAGTATTCCTTCCCGCAGCTCTCTCTGAATTTTCCCATCCAGAAAGACTTCGCGGTGTTCACCTTGTAGCCGAAAAGCTCGAGGTGCTCAATCACAGAGGCCACGTGTTCAGCGGGGGCAACTATATCGTCCCCGTAAACGCGCACACCACGCAAGAGCCCGGCAACGTCTTTTGGACGTCGTTGAAGCCGGTTGCATGGTTGGCCTTGCACGCTTCGCTCCCAACCCTTATCCTTGGAGATAGCCATGGCAATCACAGTAGTGAAAACCATTGCTTCAAAAGGAAAGGTGAGAGCGGATCCCATCGACGCGAACTTACTCAAGTCGATCACGAAGGAATCGCGACCACTGTGAGCAGGAACGAGAGCACGCGTAGAGCGACACGCATCGACTCCCTCACGAAGGTGAGGAAAGTTATGCAGCATCGTCATCACGTGTTCATAGGAAACGCGATCGGACGCTTCGCTCAAATCGAGCGTAGCAAGGTTCCCCATTCGGGAACCTTCTCGGGCCAGTTGCTGGTTAGGCACCTGATCCCGAAAACCGATCACCTTGGGAGCGACGAAGTCGTCTCCTTCAAGGGTTTCGACGAATCTGACCATGAAAGCCTGCTGCGCATATTGCATGCACGTAGGCTCAATGGCGATGATTCGGGGCGTTTTCTGCGTCTTAGGCACTGTGATGACCCTGACGGGTCTTTCAGCGCCGGGAGACCGGAAGTCGACGTCATCGAGGCGGTAGTAATACCGCCACGAAGGGATCGCGTATTCACCGTAAGGGAGTACGCGCTCCAGGCGTTCGGTCCACTCATTCTGATCGAACTTCGAGTTTCCTCGAAGCCGGTCGGAAGTGGCCCCTGGCCCATGCCTTGGAACCAAGAGTTGCCGGTAAACGTCTTCGTCAAGCTTTGTGAAGACATCGGCAAATAGGTATCCAGAGTATCGGCGGAACCGCTCTAAGAGCGGTTCTTGGCCAGATCCTGACAAGTCAAGACCCTCGAGACGCATTGCTTTGTCTCGAATACCCACCTCGCGGTCAATCTCGCAATACCTCTGCACTGCGCCGTCAATCCGTTCTTGCGAACATTCAAGACGGATCTTTCCGAACACCAGCGTTAGCTGGCGCAACGAAAAGATGGAATCAATGCAGGGGTCAGCGAGTAGCACGCCTGACCGCTTGTCGAAGATGCGACTGAGAAAACCCCCAAGAAATGCGGGGAGCTCTCCGTTCTTCCTAAAAGCTAGGAACTGAACGCTTGAGTCAACATGTCCTAACTCGAGAGACCTTTCTAGGTCTTTCGCGTAGGACGCAAGGGTAATCGTCAAGAACGACAATCCCTCGCCTTCGACCCTTCTCTGCAGAGTACGGAAATCGTTACTCTGAGAGTGTGTGCTGATGTGGCACCATCCTCCAAGTTCTTTCTGGAGGATACGCCAAAAAGACATCAGGCTTTTCACTTCTGGGGACATCATGTCTCCTTCAGGTCCTGCCAATGCTCAGGCCAAACGATCCACCGTACAGAAGAACCACGAGGTAGAAAAGTGCGCCGGCCGATCATGGCTGTGTGTGAACTTCTCCCATAGAGGGATGAGTTTACCACAACCGACCGACGCACACCTCGCGGCGAGCTGAGTTCCACGAAAGAGCCCTACACGGGCTCTATGCGGAATTACTCAGTTCTCACCGTTGAGGATCTTGGTGATCTTCGAGCCAGAAGAGGCGTTCAGGTCAGCGATGAAACCATCGACGACCTGCTTCGCCTCCGCGACAGTGTAAGAACTGTCAGCGGGGAAGTCCACGATGAGTGTTGCACTCATCGAGACAGTGCGGCTATTGCCCGAAACGAATGGGTCAGTAGCCACCTTCTGGTGATTGATGCGGACCGAACGTCGATTCCGCTTCCCAAGGGGAGCGGAAACAACTTCGGACACGTTACCGTCAGCCGACTGGTAAGTCGACGAACGGTCACGCGTTGCAACCCTCGGAAGAGGGATTGCGACCGCATTGATCGTGACGGACTGCGGATCAGAGAGCATTGGAATCTTTCTGGGACTTCGTCTCACGACGATGCGAGAGTTACAGGCCTCCAGGTAGGAGGTTCTGTGGCTTCACTGCTAGAATGGCGACCGTCCGGCCGCCAGTGCTGCAGTGATGGCGAGCTGTCTACGAGTAGTAGGCAGCCCGTTGCTTCCGAACCCATAAGGATTCGCGGGTTGGCGCTGCTTGGTGGAATACATGGTTTCCCAAAGGAAATCACCACCCTTGCAGTTGATGGTAGGGATGATGCTACCTTGAGTTCCAAGGATAGCGTCATACGATCGCATCTGATAGCCATACTCCAGGACAAGGCCATCGTGACCGAGTGCGCTGATGTTGGTCATTATAGACCCAATATCAACAAACCAGTCGATGGCCCAGGACCACGGAGAGCAATTCCAAACAACTTCTGGAGTTACTCTGGTACCGAGCAACTGATTACTCAGCTGCTCGTAACGCTGCATGCGACTGACTAGGTCGTCGCCCATCGGTACAAAATACCGGAAGGCGCCTTCGAACCATTTCTTCTCGGTTCGAACCATGCTCGTTGTACCTGCCCAGCGTTGATTCAGAGTAGTCGGCTGTATAAAGCCCGAACCCTGAGTAACTACAACGCTGGTTACCGTGTCGAACGAATACCGACGCTTGATCTTCTTCTCAGAGTCCTTTTTGAACTGTGAGACGATCTTGTTTGCATGCTTCACGTTGTACGCGAAAGCCTGCAGATCAGAGACCAGTGGGAGCCACCCGAACTGAACGTTCAGGTACTCGTCGCCCGCAGAGCGAGCGACTTTAACGCGGTTTTTAACAGCCGCGCTTCCCACAAAAGCAGGGAGGCCGTCCTGCGCCAACTCTCCGAGGGCAGTGCCCAAGGAAGCGGTAGGGACGGTGGGAGTGATAAGGGAAAGAGCAACAGCTCCGTCCTTATCAATATTGGACTGGGTTTGAAAGGTAGGCAATATCCCGACAGAGTCGAGATGTTGACCTTTCCAATCACCGCGATAAGCGGTAAGCCCAGCTCCAGTCCTGATCGTGATTTTAGAGCAGCGAAATATTTCCTTTCGCTTCTTCAGAAACCACGGTCCTCCATCGGTATAACCATGGATCCCACGACGGTGACTGTAAGTCACGTTGTCGTAAGACCCATTGAGCAGGAGGGAATAAGGCGTAGTGGCACCGATATTCGGTGCACTAGTCTTGTAGTAAGTACCACTAAGTGCCGCGTCTATAGAAGACCCGTACTTGTGATTACCTCTACCCCAATCTGCCATCGTTCTAGTCCTAACCAGAAGAGCCACCGATCTCTCATGAGATCGGGGTGTCGCACTGAATCAAACATCAGCACGTGTGCAGGAGCCTTTCCAAAG